ATGCCACACTTCACAGACCTGTCCGTGCAGAAGTTGCCCGAGGGCGTACACTTTGACACCAAGCTAACGGGCTTTGGTGTTCGTGTAGGCAAGAACCGCAAAACATGGATTTTGGTAAAAGGTGCAAACCGTACCAAAGTCACCCTGGGACATTACCCCGCTGTAAGCCTCTCAGAAGCGCGGAAACTGGCCCAGGAGGCGATTGTAGCCCCGACATGGTCCAAGTCACGCATCAGCTTCCCAGAGGCGCTACAGGCGTTTTTAACGCTTCCCAAGTGGCGACCACAGACAGCCAGCGTCCTGCGCAGCACGATCAAACCATTTACATGGAAAAAGCAGGTGCATCTCATCACCCACGAGGATGTGGTGCAGGTGCTTGAAAGTATCGAAAAGCCGTCTGCCCGCTTTCACGCCCAAAAGGACATCAAGACGTTTTTTAACTGGTGCATCCCCCGTTACCTAGACGTGTCGCCATGTGTCGGGCTTAAGTCTGAGCCACAGCCTACCCGTGACCGGTTGCTCACTGATGACGAGGTAAAAGCCATTTGGGCCTACGAATGGCTACCGTACAGCGACATCATCAAGCTCTGCATCCTTACTGGGCAGCGAGTTGGTGAAGTGACGGGCTTCAACCATTCATGGATTTCAGACGGTACAATCACCATCCCTGCTAGCGTCACCAAAAACGGGCGCGAACACACCTTCCCCTTTGGTAGTCTTACCCAGACCTATCTTGACCGATATGCTGGCAATACTTTTTCGAGATATTCGTATGGAAAGAAGCAGATAGATAAAGCTACCGGCGTGACTGACTGGGTAGTCCATGACTGCCGCCGCTACTATTCCAGCACTATGGCAAGGCTTGGCGTACCGCTGCACATCACAGAACTATTGCTAAACCACCGTGGCACCATCTCAGGCGTAGCGGCTACGTACAACCGGTATAGCTTCATCAAAGAGAAGCGTGACGCTCAGTTGACCTATGAGGCATTTATCGCCACTCTGGTAGGTGCTCGGGCGTAACCTTGAGCATTGCGCAGTGCTCCTTTTCGGGAGTTTGCGTGATGAAACTACTCAAGAAGAAAGCAGTGTGTGAATTAGTTTCGTACTCACCTGCGCACATCGACAGGCTTGAACGGGCAGGGACGTTTCCTAAACGGGTGACGCTAGGCCAGCAACGTGTCGCATGGGTGGAGAGTGAAATACTGGATTGGATAGCACAGCGCATAGCAGAGCGGGACTCTCAGTAATGGGAGTGGGGCGGGGGTCCAAACCCGCCCCAACCATTTCTACTTGTACTGTTTCATGAACAATGTATAAGTACACTACACCCACACTAGTAGGAGTAATACCATGGCGACTAGCATCATTGACCAGATTATGGAGCTTGAAGCGCAAAAGCAGGCGCTGATGAGCAAAGCTAAGTCCGAAGCCCTTAACGCCGCTGAGAAGGCAATAGCTGACCTGAATAATCTCGGTTTCAATTACCGGATCATTGAGGGCTCTTCCACAACACCCGCACAATTTACTACTACGCGTACCCGCAAAGCCGGTGTTGCTGATGAGGTGCTGGCTGTCATTAAGGCGGCACCAACCGGTTTGCCCCGCGCTGGTGTGTTGGAACAGCTCCATGCACACGACACAAAAGCACAGCAAAGCATTTCAAATGCCTTGTCAAACTTGAAGAAAAAAGGGCAAGTCACCGCCGAAAACGGCGTTTACAAGGCCGTTTAAGCGGGGCAACCACCTCTGTCTGGGTAACTCACAGTACCCAGACAGCAATTCAAGCTAACGCATTGATTTTATACATATTCCGCAACACTAGCCGCCCGCCTTACGGCGTGACCCCACCCCTTTCACTTGCTACCACAAGCTAAAGTCCTTACGGATGAAACGGGCGGGGTCACGCCGCTATCGCTTTGGACGGACTAGTGTTGCGGACAACAGCCACGGTACAATGATTAAGGACATGTTCCTTGACGGTACTACTGCACTCCCCCACTAACCTCACGACACAAGGCACTGGCAGGGGACTGGCGCAGTACCGTTATGGCGCATAGACATTTGCTAGGTGCCAGCGGGACTGGCAAAACAACCCTGATGAAAGAGTGGCTGATTTCTGACATCCACGCGGGGCACAGTGTCTGTTACTTTGACCCACACGGTCACGATACTGATGACATTTTACAATTTATTCCGCGCGCTCGGCGTAAAGATGTTTTGATTTTTGACCCGTCTCAGTTCGCTGTTCCGTGGAACCCGCTTGACGCCGAAAATATCCCGATGACCGCCAGCATGTTTGTGAATACTTTTCGTTCTGTTTGGAAGTATTCCGAAATAGCTACACCGCGCATGGATGGTGTTGTCTACAATACCCTTGTGGCGCTCATGGAGGCCCGTCATAGCCTTTTTGGTATGTATTTGATGTTGGTGTCGCGTGACTATCGTTTTCACGTCCTAGACGCCGTTTTGGACCCTGTGGTGGTACAGTACTGGCACCAGTTTGAGATGCTCGACAAGAAGCAACAGGATTTGCAGATTGAAAGTACCCTAAACAAAATTCAGATACTGATGGTGGACCCACGTGTGCGGGCAATTGCAGGCACAGTGTCCCGCCTATGTCTAAAGGACATCGTAAAGGACAAGATACTTTTCGTCCGACTACCCCAAGGAGAACTAGGCTTAGAAAAGACTGCGATGCTTGGCTCGTTGCTCCTTACCCAGCTTCACCAAGCCCTACTAGCCCGCGACCCTTCCGTGCCGTTTTGCTTGTACCTTGACGAAGTGCATACCTGGGCACCGGACCCGATTGCTGAGATGTTGTCTGGCATCCGCAAGTTTAATGTGACCATCACAGCCGTGCATCAGTACCTTGGACAGCTGGACGCGAAGCTACGTGACAGTCTGAATGCCAACGCTAGCCAGTTTGCCTTTCGCGTGTCTATGGACGACAGGGACGGGCTACCGAAGCTTGGCGAGCAGGAAATACAGCCGTACGAGCTGCCATCGTACACGTTGTGGGCATTTGATGGCGTCACACCGCGCATGGTCACGACCTCTCCCCTGTCCTTTACGCCCTACGAAGCCAGCTACCGACAGATACGGTCGAACATTCTGCGTAACTACGTTGCGCCAGCTACGCGAGAAAATGATGCCCTTATGACACGCTATTGTTGAAAAATCTTGACACATTACACTACCTAGCTAGGCTAACTTTGGTTGTGTAGGAGCAGACATGCTGGGGCCATTTCTAATTGATGTGATAGTGATAGCTGGTAATTTTTGGGCCGCAATGTTTATCTTGGCAGTTGGGGCTAAGATACATAGTGACGATAAATTTGGTTTATTTGAGTACATTGAGGACTACTTTATTGGTGGCTCTGGTTTAATTATAATCTATGTATTCCCTTTACCAATTAACTTCTACACTGCGTGGGCTTTAATAATAATATGCCTGGGGTTTGTGATTTACCCAGTAAAGCGGCAGTTCCCATTCCTAATAGGTGTGCTCCAACAAATAGTGGCAGGGCAAACAGATTCTGTTAATGTAGACCCAGACCACGCCACCCCAGCGGACGCCACCCGCACATTTTCAGAAGCACTACAAATACCCCAGCCCTTAGAAAGCATCTTGACCGAGGAGTACAGAGCGTTTGCTCTGAAAACGTATAACCCTGCGATGGGGCATCTGCTAACACTAACTATGGCGCAACGTGATGCACGTATGCTGGACGTATTACTGGCGCGCATACCTAATCGTGAGATGCTTGTACGCGGTGAAACGCCATTGTCAATCATTGGAAAGTTTCCTGATGATATTTCCGCTCTTGCTTCCCATGGCATAGTTGATACTGGTTTTTACTCGCACCTACGAAACGTGAAAGTAAAGCTGCAACTGCCAGAAAAGATACGTACAGCCCATCACCATATCATTGCGGGGAGTGGAGTAGGGAAGACACAGCTCATGTATAACATGGTGCTAGATGACCTTGAAAACGATGTTGCGATAGTTGTGATTGACAGCCAGCGCGACACAATAACTAACCTATCCTTCGTGGTGCCTCTTGATCGTCAAATACTCGTTGACCCAGTTATTTGCCCCCCAGCATTAAACATTTTTTCTAGCCGTGACGGCGATGAGCAGAGTATATCTGATGCGCTCGACCTCTATGAATACATCTTCTCAAGCTTAGATGCCAAGCTCACTGGTATGCAGGCGCTTGTGTATCGAAACCTATCACGGCTGTGCATGGAAATCCCAGGGGCAACCCTAGCCACAATGCGTGACCTATTGCGTCCAAACGGTACCGCGCCATACCGCGCCGAAATTGAACGTCTTGGCGAAAATGCCATTGTCTTCTTTGATGAGTTTGAGCGACCAAAAAATAATCACTACAACGAAACACGGCAACAGGTACTACGCCGCATCATGCAGGTGCTCGATACCCCAGCCCTTGCTCGTATGTTTGGTGCGCCGACAATGAAGCTAGACATCGCGCAGGCGATTGATGACGGCAAGGTTATCCTCGTCAATACAGATAGCTTGTTGCTAAAATCTGGTGCTGCACTCTTGGGGCGGGTGTTTGTGGCGCTTGTCTTGCAGGCAGTCATGAGTAAGGCACAAGGCACTCGCAAGCGGGTGTACCTATACATTGATGAGTTTGGAGACTACGCAGAGGACAGTGACATATTGCTGCGCATCTTTTCCCAAGCTCGTAAGTATGAGCTGGGTCTGATAGTGACACACCAGTTTCTCGGCCAGCTTCCGCCACTCTTGGCTTCATCGATATCGGCTAACACGTCCATCAAGTTTTCAGCTGGGATATCGGCTGAGGAACTCAATGCCCGCGCAAAGCAAATGCGCGTTGAGCCTGAGGTTGTGGACCGCCTGCCTCCGCATACTTTCCTTGGGTCTATACGCGGACAAAGATACCCGTTTGAATGGAACGTGGACATTGGACGCATTGATAGACAACCACAGCACAAGCCAGAGGAGATGGTCGCGTTTCATCGGTACATGCAGCATACATACGGAATACTGCAATTGGAGGCAAACCCCCGCGCTCAGAGCAAACCTCGTTCCAAGAAGCCACCACCTGATGCAGACAGCACTGACAAGTGGTAGTTACACCATGCCAATCACCTTGCGTCTAGTTGCCTAAATGCTGACGTTGGCATATACTTGCATTGTTATTAAATAATAAATAATATATGACAACAAATTACAAGGATTGGTGCTCGTTGGACATCTACAACATGTGCATCGCCTATACATCTAAGCAGCACGCAGATGCCACTAACTACCGTCTTGGGTTGCATGAACTCAAGTCACGTAGCGAGACGGAGTTGCTTTACTCGATAGCTTTGAACATCAGTTACTAGCAATCTGGGGCTTCGACCCCACCCCTTTTGGGGTTATCACTTTCACTATGAGCCAACAAATCAGCGTTACTTGCCCTCACTGTGGCGGCGCGATATCGCCAGCAAAAATGCTACGCGCAATACCAAGCGAAGCGCGGGCACAGGCATCTCGCATAAATGCAAAGAAAGGATGGGCGACACGCAAAGCCCGCCTGAAACAATAATTGATACCTCCTCATAGCACATCACCCCGCACCACGCGGGGTTTTTGCTACTCATAGCGAACGGTTACAGCCGTCAAAATGTGTGAACATTAGAAATCTCCAACCTCAATGGAGATTTTCTATGTCGATACACCCACAGTCCAGCTCGGACACCTACTTCATCTTTTGTGTCGGGCAGTCGCTCATAACCATGAACGCCTTTAAGTCCAGCATGACTTCGCTCGGCGTGTGGCATAAGCCGTTGCTTGGCAAGTATAAGGGGCAGTTGGAACACTCTTTCATAGCTCAGATGCACAACTACAACCTTATTTCTCCCTGGCTGGATGATGAGGAAAGCATCTTGCATATCCATAGCTTCAACTCTAGCGCCGAACCTAAAGCCACGCTTATTTTCTTGAAAGAGGGCAGGGAAGTCTATCTTGGCAGGCTGGTACCTGTTCTGCACGCAGAAGCTTTGGCATTAGACGACTGGACGTATGACATCCAGTTTGACAACTACTTTATCTGCAAGATGGTAAAATAGTTGCATGATAAAAAAGAAGCGCTACATGCGCGACCCAAAGTGGAAGACTAAAGAGTGGCGTTTTACAGAACTCGATAAGCAGATTCTGTTACAACTCAGTCGCTACCGTTACCTACGTGGTGGGTATATTGCCCGCCTCGTAGGTCGCCCACGGAAGACAGTGAACCACGCACTTAATAAACTGCATGGCGTCGAACTCGTGGACAAACCGCGTAAGCAGTTTCTGGGCTGGAACTCGCTTAACGACAGCGACATCTATGAGCTAACGCCAGCGGGTCAAAAGCGCATAACCATCGAACACCCGCCAGTTACAAACATCTTGCGCATGTACTCGTATGCGCAGCCAAAGCAGTTTAGCCATGCGATGATGATATGTGACACCCTGTCATCTATCGAGATTGGTGTGCGCGATGCTGACGGGTATACCTTCATTCCCGAGGGGGAGATTGTCGAACATAGCTCGGTCACGGACCCGCTGAAAATACCTTGCACCCTCAATCATACTTTTCGCAATGGACACCATGAGCGCATAACCACGTATGCGCGCCCAGACGGGGTATTTGGCATTAAGTACCCAGACGGACGCACCCGCTTGTTTGTCCTAGAGGCAGAACACTACAGCGCGCCCTATCGCAACACCTTTGAGAATACCTCCACGCTGAAAAAATTGCTGTCATACGCTGACATCTGGGCTAGTGACGCCATGTTTCGCAATCTAGGCAAAAAGCGCTTCACAGTCCTTATTGTGTCGCCTCATCAGCCCGAGGTGCTGGCAAACGAACACCGCACAGGCAAACCACTGACGGCAGCAACTAAGATTCAGAACCTGATTGTTGACCTGTTTGGGTCATCGGAGATGTTTCTCATCAAGACTGTGCCGGTCCAGGAGGAGTTGCTGTCTGCACCAAGTCCCTTCCCAGAGCTTATGTTTTCCGGTGAGTGGAAACGTGGGGGCTTGCCACCTGTCACCTTTGCCGATCTGCAAACAAAGAAACCCCCGACAGATTAGTGTCGGGGGCTGATACCTATTGTTCCGCGATATAGGATTCTGCACGTTCGGCAACCTTTGCCATGTTCAGCAGATCATCGTGGTTGTAGTTGTCGCCTGCTTGCCACTCGCCAGCGCTGTTCTTGTATTGGCGCTGAAAGTTGACGGTGTAGAACGGTTTGCCGCCATCTGTTTCGTTTTTCCACACAGTGGCGACCACAAGACCGATGCGGAACTTCTTGACTGGTGCGTTGGACATAACAATCTCCTTCTGTTGTCCTACACCAATAGTACTACACAGGCGGGTAATTAGTTACGTGGGGGTGTACAATGGTATTGGATAACCCAGTGGAGGATATTCCAATGTCGTTCCTTAATTTTGAGGAAATTAAAGCTGCAAATCCCATCAGTGAGGTGGTAGAGCGGCTTAGCTTGAACCTCAACAAGGCAGGCTCAAGCTTTCGTGGGAAGTGTCCCACGTGCGAAAGTAGTGGCGACAGGAATCTTGTCGTTACACCGGAAAAGGGCGTCTTCTTTTGCTTTACATGGGGCAAGGGTGGCGACCAAATCCAATTGGTTTCACATGTGAAAGGAATTGGTGCCAAGGAAGCGGCTTCATGGCTTTCTGGTGCTGAACGGTCCAAGGAGAAGGCTACCAAGGGAGAACCACCCAGTGAGGGATTCAAGCCTTTGGAATACTTGATCCACGACCATGAAGCGGTTGTAGCTCTGGGCTTTGAGCCTGGGGACGCGGAACGCTTAGGAATTGGGTACGCCCCAAGGGGTATGCTCAAAGGCAAGGTTGCTATACCAGTGAGGTTGGCAAACGGAAAACTTGCAGGGTATGTAGGTGCTACGGAACTGCACTTGCCGCCCAAATGGTCGTGGTGACTACTAACAGGCTCTCATTTGCAGAGCCTGTTTTCTTTTGTATAATGTATCTATCCTTGCGACCAAAGCCTATTACCACTCGCAAGGAGGTAATAGGCTTTGGTATTAAAAACAGGGGTATAAATATATGATAATTGCATTTGCAAAAATCTTTCAATGGGCAGTGATGTTGGTTCTAGCAACTATCTTTGCCCTCTTTATGAAGTCGTTACTAAAATCTAATTCAACTAAAAATGTACGAAAACGAAACAGACGGTAGGGTCAAGTGGATTGTGAGCGGAGTTGTGTTGTTTCTATTTCTTGTAGTTCTGCTAATAATGAACCCTTTTGCAATGGTGCAGTCGCAGCAAGTAGGAATCATCACTAAGTTTGGGGCTATTGACGGAACAATCGGTGAGGGTCTTCACTTAGTCAATCCGTTTACTACTAATGTAGTGAAAATGGACATTACAACGCAACAATTGGCGGTGCCAGCGAGCGCAGCCAGTAAGGATTTGCAGTCAGTCAGTACACAAGTGTCTGTCAACTACAATCTTGATAGCTCAAAGGTGGTGGACATCTATCGTGAGCTAAAAACTGAATATTCAACACGCGTAATTGAGCCTAGTGTACAAGAAGCGGTAAAGGGGGCTACCGCTAAGTATACAGCCGAGGAGCTTATTACAAAGCGTGAGGAGGTAAAGGGGGTTATCTATCAAGACTTGAAATTGCGCCTAGCTACACGCAACATCATTGTTACAGAGGTGCTGATTACCAACTTTGACTTTTCACCGGCGTTTAATCAGGCTGTAGAGGCCAAAGTGCAGGCAGAACAAGATGCTTTAGCCTCAAAGAATAAGCTGGAACAAACAAAGTATGAGGCGGAGCAAAAGGTTGTAACAGCCAAAGCCGAGGCGGAATCTATCCGCATTCAGGCGGAAGCTGTAACATCACAGGGTGGTGCAGACTACGTAAAGCTAAAGGCCATTGAGAAGTGGAACGGTAACGTCCCTACAACGATGGTTCCAAACGCTACAGTGCCATTCATAGACCTGAACCAATAAATCGAAGATTACCCCGCTCTAACAGGCGGGGTTTCTTTTTAACTGCTATACTTACCTCAGACAGCACATTTACATGAGGCACACTATGTCCATCCTTGTTTGGGGTGGCATAGAAATCACCCTCTCATATACACAGCCCGCCTATAGCTCGCCTTTTCACCATATTGAGCTACGCGCGCCACAGAGGTTACCCGTCACAGAGACAGGCTACCGCTCGCACTTCCTGCACCCGCAAGAACTAGCGCTTTGGGAAACCCCCGAGGCGTTTGTAACCGATTGGCTCAATCACTGGGCTAACGAGCCGAGCTGGCAGGCGTATGTCCAGCAATCCCGTCAACTTTCATTGTTCTAGGAGGCTACCATGCTAATGCTGCACTCGGGGGCAACCCCAATTGGCTACGCCAGTTTGCGCGCCCTTGCGACCCCAGCGCCAACATCAACCCACTACCCTATCCCCCACCATTCAGTGGTGGACTACGTGAAGCACTCGCTGACATTCTTTGGTCACGAGGTGGTGGGGGAGGACTACGGCGTTACGCCAACTGGCGACCGCTTCTTTGGTGTTCTGTCGTTGCGGTCGGAGCATGGCGACTACACGGACATGGTTGGTCTTCGGAACAGCCACGACAAGTCGTTTCCCGTGGGCGTAAGCTTCGGCAGTCGGGTCTTCTGCTGCGACAACATGGCATTTACCGGTGAGCACGTCATCAAGCGGCGGCACACTCCCAAAATCAAAAGGGAACTGCCTGGATTGATTGCGGAAATCATCGAACCGCTGGCCGACCAACGCCGCCAGCAAACGGTACGCTTTGACCGGTACAAGGCGCTTCCGTTGCCGGATCAGCTCATGAACCATGGCATCATGGAAATGTTCCGCAAGGGCGTTATCAACCTCACCCGCATCGGTGACGTGGTTGATGCCTATGACCGCCCGCCGCATGACTGGGGCGATCATAGCCCGTGGCGTCTTTTCAACGCTTGCACATTTGCACTGACTGGCAAGGTCGCTGAAAATCCGCAAGGTACTAAGGTGCTGCACGACATCATTGACGGTGTGTGTGAACGCATCGCTGCATAAGACTATCAACAGCCCCAATCGCGGGGCTGTTTTTCTTTATCAGCAATACACGGCTCTAAATAAGGTTATCTCGCTAGTGTAGGGGGTGTCCCCCACCCCACCGATACCCCCTCTTTCTACACCTCCAAGGAGAAAAACACCTAGACATCTAGCGGGGGAGGGGAGATAGTGCCGCCAGATTTTCAGCGAGGTCTTCATGTCTAACAACGGCGAGCAGATTTTTAGAATACACAAGCTTGATGACATCACTGCCTATCGCATTATGTGCGAAATTCGTGACATTATTGGTGCCACCGATCCTATTCATGTCAATATTGCACGTGGCTTTAACGTACAAGTAGCTGCCTATGGTGAAGAAAACATACACACCGGTTCCTACGCTATACCTGAGTTTATCTGGAATGGTATACACCAGCCAAATAACCAATCGGTGCAGGTACACTATGTGCGTTTCGCTCGCGACCAGCCTTCGCCCAGTGACTTCAACTTTGATACTGTGACGGTGCGTTTGGGTGCTAGCCCAGGTCAATGGCAATCGTATACAGAGGTTATACGTAGTATCTTTTCCGCCATCACCCAGCACGAAACACCAGCAGCGAGCTTTGACACAGGTAAGGCGCAAGATACACTACGCGAGCTGATGATTAGCCAAAGCGCCAACCATCAGCGGATGATCGAGTCTCTGTCCACGGCGACAGACGATATGATAACCAAACGTGCCCAGCTTGACTCCGATGCAAAAGCCGCCGAAGCCCGCCGTGAGGAAGTACATGAGCGCAAACTTGCTGAGCTTCAAGGAGAGCGTGAAAAGCTCGAATTGCAATCTCATATGGCTGAGCGCCGCCGTATCGGCAACAGTATCACCAATCTTTCTGAAAGTCTTAACGGGCGCACTACGTTGCCATTTCAAGCACGCATCTACGGCCTGTCTATCTTTCTTGTAGCATTGTTAGGCGGTTCTGTATCGTCCATCATTGCCTTTCAGACTGTGCGCGCCCTACAGATTGATGCCGGTGTCGTTGCAGATTTGAGCGTTGTTGCTAAAGCTATGGCTAAAAACGCACCAATGTCGGCAGCTGAACCAGACGCAACAATAAATACTGTAATAGCTAGCTTCCCTGTATTGTCATGGTTTCTGGCTGGCAAAGCTCTAATATCCGGTCTTATTGCTGTAGGCTCCCTCACTTGGGCTGCGAGCTGGATGAAGCGGTACTTTGATGACGATGTGCGCTTTACGCGTAATTTTCAGCAGTTTAGCACCGATGTTGCCCGCGCTTCATGGGTTATTGAGGCCATCCACGAAATCAAGCATGAGCATAAAGGTGATCTGCCAGATGAATGGGTGGAAGCAGTTACACGAAACCTTTTTACCGAAAGCAACCAGACAACCCACCTAGATGATGCGTCACTAGCCCTCAAAGCCCTGATGGGCCTGGCTGGCTCGGCCCGCGTGGGACAGAACGGTGTGGAGGTTGAAATCGGGCGTAAAGGTGTAAAGGCTCTGGGTGACGCTGGTAGTTAGTTTTCCCCATAAAGCACAGTAATGTAGTGTTGTGTTGTATAGTATTATTCATGGGGAAATACCCATGCTTACATCCATTCGCTTACAGGATTTACGTCTTGCCATATTCCGCTATCGGCAGGAGCGTGGTCGGTACCTACTAGACATTGATTTTGCTGAGCTGGACAAGAAAGAGCTACAGGAAATCGCTGTTGATGCCAGCCTGATATTGACGAGGACACAGCTTGACGTGCGGCGGGTGCGTAGGGGGCGCACCTTTGTCTGGCGCATTGTTAATCGTAATGGGCTATAATTTACATATGGAAAAGAAAAAGAAAAAATCAGCATCAAAGCCAAATGGCAGGCCATCTATCTACACACCGGAGTTAGGGCAGGCAATATGTGCGCGCCTTGCGGGGGGTGAAAGCTTACGTGCCATTTGCCGTGATGAAGCGATGCCCCGTGCGTCAACCGTATTCTACTGGTTACTTGATAAAACTAGACCAGAGTTTTTGGAGCATTACAAGACCGCCCGTGACATTCAAGCTGATCTAATGGCAGATGAGTTGCTGGATATAGCGGATAACAGTGCCAACGACTATATGGAGCGAGAGCTTGGCAATGGCGCTACAATTGATGTAGTAAATACTGAGAATATCCAGCGCTCACGCCTACGTATTGACGCGCGAAAGTGGGCTATGTCAAAGATAAAGCCTAAGAAGTACGGGGACAAAATAGACGTCACAAGTGACGGCAAGCAGCTGCCTCAACCAATCATCAATGTTCATCGAGACAACGGCAACGCGCAAGATTAAAGCGCTCACAAAGCGTATCAAGGCTGTGCCAGGTGGTACGTCAGCCTCTAAAACAATCAGTATTGAGCTGATACTTATTGGCCTTGCTCAATCTGACTATACTTGCACCGTGTGTGGTGAAAAGGGGTGTCAGGTCTCGGAACACGCCGCTAGCTGGGTTAAAGAGCCGGTGCTCACTTCTATAGTTTCCGAAAGCTTGCCCCACCTTAAACGTGGTGCCATTCGTGACTTTTTGAAAATAATGCGTGAGCACGGCTACTACGATGACGCTCAGTGGAACCGGTCCGATTTCATATATACCTTTGAAACAGGCTCGCAGATTGAGTTTTTCTCCGCAGACCAACCAGACAAGCTACGCGGTGCCAGACGCCAACGCCTGTACATAAACGAAGCAAACAACGTATCTTTTGATGCGTTTGAACAGCTAGAGGTGCGTACCAGCGAAAGTGTCTGGCTTGACTGGAACCCGAGCGCTGAGTTTTGGTTTTATACCGACGTGCTGGGCAAGCGGGACGACGTAGACATGCTCACAGTTACGTACCTGGATAACGAAGCCCTAGACGCGCGTACAGTGGCGTCCATCGAGCAACGCAAGAACCGTCCTGAGTGGTGGAAAGTTTATGGTCTTGGGCAGCTGGGCGAGGTTGAGGGGCGTATCTATACGGGTTGGAAACTCGTTGACGATATCCCACACGAGGCCCGTCTCAAAGCTATTGGTTTGGACTTTGGTTATACCAACGACCCGACTGCCGCAGTGGCTATCTATGAATACAATGGAGGGTTGATTTTTGACGAGATTTTGTACCGCAAGGGCATGAGCAATAAGGCCATAGCAGATGCGCTAGGAACCTATAAAAATGCCCTAGTTATCGCAGATAGTGCTGAGCCAAAGTCCATTGATGAGCTAAAGAGTTATGGTGTAAACGTCATTCCGGCCAGCAAAGGGGCAGGGAGTGTGAACCAAGGTATTGGCTACATTCAAGATACTGCCTGTTCAATCACCAAGCGCTCCACTGAAACATTGAAAGAATACCGTAACTACCTCTGGCTGCGCGATAGAAGTGGCAAGGTCACAAATAACCCGCAGGACTACGATAACCACGCGCTTGATGCCATCAGGTATGGCTCTGGCGGTCGCCGTGCAGGTAAGTTATTCGCCTAGTGTATACTTTTGGTATATGCCACACGCTTTACGAAGACTATTTAGAAGTACGCAGCGCAATTTATCACGCACAAAGTCATTTAGCCTTGTTTCCGGTACAAGCGGGTTTTCGGGGTTTGAGCACTCGCAAGATATAAATAACCTCAATTCATACAAGCAGAGCCTGTATCTGTATATCGGTGTTTCCATGATTGCTAAGCGGGCAGCTGGTATTCCGCTTGAGCTATACAAGATAAAGAACAAACGCGGTGACGTGACGGAGGTGTTTGACCACCCTGTATTGGCACTGTTTAATAATCCAAATGACATACAAACTGGGCGCGAGTTTATGGAGGTGTCCATAACCCACTACCTGCTTTCTGGTGACTGTTTTTGGCTGTTAGATCGTGCTGGTACCACCATTAAGCAGATTATTCCCTTGCGCCCTGATAACGTGCAAATACTACTGTCCAAGGATGCAAAGCGTATCATTGGATATGAGTATCGGTCCGGCGAAGTGCTGACTGTAGCACCAGAGAATATGGTCCATATCAAGAACCCAGACCCTACAAATCCGTTGCGTGGGGTTGGTGTCGTGCGCCCAGCCATGTCGCGTATTCTTACCGAAATTGAAGCTACGAAGTACCAGGCGCAATTCTTTAAGAACCAAGGGCGACCAGACCTTGCTATTTTTGCAGATACTGAGGTGTCTGCTGAGCAAGCAGATGAAGCCCGCGCCGACTGGAAACGAGTATTTGGCAATAACAACAGTGGCAATGTTGGGTTTTTTGGGCGCAACGTTAAATCAGTACAGGAGTTAAACAAGACACCTAAAGAGATGGACTTTATCCAGTCACAACACTTCTTGCGTGATGACATTATGGCGGCGCTACGCATCCCTAAAGCCATGGTGACGAGCGATGATGTGAACATGGCAAATGCTAAGGAAGCGTACCGCATGTACCTAACCGAAGCCGTGGTACCGGTGCTTGAGGCATTCATAGACAGTGCCAACTTCCGCCTTATCCCTCAAATAGACCAGACGGTGTTCTTTGATTTCACAGACCCCGTGCCTGTGGACCGTGCCATGGTGCTAGAGGAGCATAAGGCTGGTGTCGGCAAGTGGATAACTCAGAACGAAGCACGCCTCGAAACAAACCGCCCAGCTATTGATGGGCATGACACCCTCGGGGAGGTGTCGTTTGGGGCATCGAGTGTCCAGGACACCACGTCCACTGACCTCAAAGCAAAAGCAAAACAGATCCTGCGTGCGCGTCCTGTGCTGGTGCAGAAGCTGGATGCGATCAGTGAAATGCTAAAGCTCACGCAGCTCGCACAGCCTGAGCGCCAAATGACAAGCATATTCGCCACTAAGTCGATGAAAGTTGAGTATGCTAAGGCGGTAAACAGCAAAATTGACCGCAAGGCTGAGGTGCTAAAGGAGGCTGTAGACAAGTATCATGATGCCTTGTTGAAGCGTGTCCTAGCCACCGACTTAGATGTCCACTCGTTTATGGACGTACAAGGCGAGAAACGAGCCGCTAGAGAGGCGTTTACCCCTGTTGTGGTGAAACTGTACAAGGAGGGTGGACAGGACGCCCTAGACGCCATTTTCCGCAAATCAGCCACTGATTTCTTTGCTGATGAGGTGATGATTGCCGCGATTGAGGGGCGTGTCCGTTTCTTTGCTGACTCCATCACAGACACCACCTTTGAAGTACTGAAAACCAAAATCACTGCCGGTATCGCCGCAGGTGACGGGGTTGACGCTATCGGGCGCTCACTGCGCGAGTACTTTGATGACATGAGTGTAGGCAGGGCTAAGACCATTGCCCGCACCGAGACAGCGTTTGCACTCTCAAAGGCAACAAACGACGCCTATGCCCAGTCCAGTGTGATTACTGGCAAGGAGTGGATAACGGCAGGTGACGACAACGTGCGTGACGACCACGAGATGAACTCAGGTGTCATTGTGCCAAAGGGTGCCGCGTTCCCAGACGGAGAAAGTTACCCAGGGGAGCACTCTGTAAATTGTCGTTGTGTGCTCGCCCCAGCCTTATAATGAGCCATATATTAGCATCTGATACACTATACTTATGAAACCAGAGATGAAAACAAAAGCACTAGAAATGATAGGCAAGCGATATGACATGGACATCGCGCAAAAGTCTGTCTCTATCAACAAAGAAAAGCACACTGCCATCTTTGTAATGTCCACATCGAGTGTAGACCGTCACGGCGACATTGTTGACCAAAACAGCTGGATGCTGGAGCACTTCCAAAAGAATCCAGCCTTTTTCTGGGGGCACCGCTCAAACGATTTTCCTCTTGGTAAGTGGCTACGTGTTTGGCTTGAACCAGACCCAGAGAACCCAGCCGAGAACATGCTCATGGGCGAGGCTGAGTTTGCAGTTGATGTAGACCCAGAGATACAGCGCGCGTGGGATCACGTTGTGCGTGGCGACCTAAACATGGTTTCTGTGGGCTTCATTCCGCACGTGGTGGAGTATGATGAGAATAAGGACTGCTTTATCCTTAAGTCTTGCGAACTCATGGAGTGTTCACTCGTGGGCATCGGCTCAAACCGCCGCGCACTCGTGAAAGGCGGGGATGTTGTAGATACACTCATCGAAACAAAGGCACAAATGGAGGCGGCGATTGTGGCAACAGACCCTGCCGTATCACGAAAGATGAACGCCGTTGCGTTGATAAATAAGGCCATCAGGCAATACAAAGGATAAGAACGACTAAGGAGCAATGCGATTCTACCCCTGTAATGGGTGCTCAGTTAAAAAAATAATAGCTAACTATGTTTTTCAAATTCATTAACGGCAAGAAGTTTTATTGTGACGAGAAGGGGGTGGTCCTACAAAAAGACGGTGTTGACCAAGAAGTGTTAGCAACTGACACATCTGCGGTTGATATCGAAAGTGGTGTAGATGAAGCTACTAAAATGCTTTCAGAGGCTATGCAAAAGGCTCTCAAAGCTGGTGACGCCGCTGCTGTTGCTCAGATTCAGAAGACAACTGAAGCTGTTGAAAAGATGTTTGACGCGCTTGCAGAAAAGGCTGCTACTCGCTCAAGCAAAGTAGAATTGCCAGTACAAAAGGCATCATTTGACGTTGAAGCGGTGACAAAGTCATTCGAGTCAATGCAAAAGTCTGGTGGTACTGCTGTGTTTACTCTAAAAAGTGATGCAGACCTAGCGTACCTTGCAAAAGGCACTGACCGTTCAGACCTCACTGACGTAGTTATTGAGCCTGAAAAGGATGCGGAAATTACCCGCCCAGCCGTTCGCACTACTTTCATTGAAAATATTGCAAACGTAGTTCCTATCAATTCTGATTCTGCAAAGTACACAGAAGTGACTGGATCAACTGGTGCGCCAGCTACTACTGCTGAGTTGGGAACAATTCCACAAGTAGACCGTGCATTCCAGTCATACTCAAAGCCAGTTCAGAAGATTGCCGCGATTTCAAAGCACTCAAACGAACTGCTTAAGTATGGGCCTGAATTGGTCGCTGTGCTTAAGGATATGCTTGCTGTAGACCTTAACCTTGTAACTGATGCGCAGTTGCTCTCAGGAAACGGGACAGCGCCAAACCTACAAGGTGTACTAGGCGTAGCCCCAGTGCTTGATGTAACTGCTGTAGGTGTTCAGGTAGTGCCTAACGCAAACTTGTTTGATGTGTTGCGCATCGCAATGACAAAGATTGCCGTTGCTGGAAAAGGAAAGTTTGTTCCTAACTTTATTGTTTTGAACCCTGCTGATAGTGAAGAACTCGACCTGACAAAGAATAGTTCTGGTGACTACATCATGCCGTCATTCTATGCTGCAAATGGGCAGCTTATCAAAGGGGCGCGTGTTATCGAAAACACAGGCATCACTGCTGGTACATTCCTAGTTGGTGACTTCCGTTACCTCAATGTTCGTACAAACGGTGGTGTTGAAGTTGAGATTACTAACTCAGACAGCACTGACTTCCAGAACGACATCATCTCTATCAAGATGCGCCGTTACCTTGCTGCTTACGTCAAGACAAACGACAACGGTGCGTTTATGACTGGTAGTATTTCTGCTGTTAAAGGCTTCTTAGCTGCTTAATATGAAAGCGGGAGACATTATTGAAAACTATCAGGGGCGATTTGCCAAGATAGTTGAAGTAAAGGGGTCATTGTACGGGGTATCTGCCTTTGTACTAAATAGAGACCTAGCCGCTGACGAAACTGCCGTTGATGTCTTCCTTAATGAGTTTGGTTTGTCCCAAATCATTAAGCCAAAGGCGGAGGCAAAGGCTAAAGCTGAGGCCGAAAAGGCGGAGGCAAAGGCTAAATAGCTAGTAGGGGAGCTGAGTACATCGGCTCTCCACTCAAGCTTGGTAGCTTGTTATCACATAATCACATTTATCTATGGCTGCATTCAATAAGTTTAACGCTCTAACTGAGCACCTTGCTGAGGGTGTTCATAACCTCCAAAGTGGTGCCTTGACCATCGCGCTCACCAACACTGCCCCGACTGCTGGAAATACGGTCCTCGCTGACATTACACAAATTGCTTACACTAACCTGTCTTCACGTGTCATCACTGTCGCATCATCGGCGCAAACTGGCGGTGTGTATAAGCTTGTCCTAGACGATCTAGTCTTGACTACCACAGGCGGTGCCACCGGCCCATTCCGGTATGTGGTTGTATACAACGACACTCCAACATCCCCAGCTGACCCACTCATTGGCTGGTATGACTATGGGTCAAGTATCACATTAGCTGACGGCGAAAGTATTACAATTGACTTTGACAACACCAACGGCATCTTTTCGCTAACTTAAACCTATGCTTACGACCCGCGACCAACTAATTAGCGCACTCGGCAATGATTCAGACCGCCTCGTTATCGACAAGGCGTCTTTGGCGAGTACCGTTGCTGGGCAGTTTTTCAGTCTATGGACAGCCACGGGCATACCAGGTACCGGCACCATACCAACGACCGCTGTAGTGCCTACAAATGCCACTGTGGGTGCATTTGGTATCACCAATCAGACCGCACCAGTGACAGGATATCTGGCTTGGCTTGCTGTGCAGGGGTCAAACAACGCTACCAACCTAGAGATACATGACCGCCTTGCCTGCATGGGCGGGCTATCCGGCATCGTGACCACGGCTCAGGGGGCGCTTAGCCTTGTGACCACTTCTCCTGGAGCTGATCGCCTGGGCGCTTCGAATTATTCCGACGTCCAGTGGTGGCTAGAGGTCTATACCGCCATGGGTGCGACTGGTGTGAACGCGACCGTGGCTGTTGAATACAACGACGGTACGACCGGCAGTCTTGCCGCTATTGCTCTTGGCGCTACCCCACGCGCAGGGCGTCTTTATCCGCTTTTGTCAGCTGTTGCAGGGAAGTTTATCCGTGCCGTCACGGGCGTCACCTTATCTGCGACAACCGGTACTGCCGGAAACTTTGGCATCACTGCTACGCGCCCACGCACTAGCGTCTCTATGCCACTGGCCAACAAAACGGAGACACTGGACTGGGCACAGCTTGGCCTGCCAAACATTCCGAACAGCTCATGTCTCCAGATGCTGATGCTATGCAGTACCACGACCACCGGCACCATTCGTGGGTCCGGCAAAGTCGCCCACGGCTAACCTATGCAAACAAAATTCCCGCAAACAGAAAAAACAAGCGGGCTACGTGGTGGTTCCGACACTTGGGACCAGCCTCAAGCCAGTGTCGTATTGGATGCTGATTTTCTTGATAATCCAGTCATTGACCCACCTACCTCATTCTTACTGAAAGAGGATGGTGGTTTTGTGCTGAAAGAAGACACCGGCAAAATCGGCCTGCAACAAGCCGTCACATCAGGTTCTACGTACACACTCACTGCCGATACACTGTCCCTATCCCTCACCCCGACAACCACCATCCTTGCCCGAGGCTACCGGCTGACGTCAGCCATCGCTGCCCTATCCCTCACCCCTGTTGCAGTTGCATTAAAATACAACCGCCTTGTGTCTGCGGCGGTGTCCAATTTATCCCTCACCCCGACAACCACCATCCTTGCCCGAGGCTACCGGCTGACGGCTAGCGTTGGCAGTTTTGCGCTTGGCGATCTACCTGCTAACCTCATTTGGGCACATCTCCTTACCGGTGTATCAGGCAGTATTGCCCTCACAGGCACCACAACTGTCTTTGCTAAGGGTTTCAGTCTGACGGCTGGGCAAGGCACGCTCGCCATTACCTCGTATTCAGCGCAAATTGCCCCGATGCGACGTCTTTCTGCGTCCCCTGCATCTTTCACCATCTCACCATCTACCACCGCGCTACAGGCTAGCAGGCGCGTTCTGGTGGGTACAGGCACATACACACTGTCCACCGGTCCTACCGCATTGAACACAATGCGCACTCTAAACGGGCAAACTGGCACCCTGTCCCTGACTTCAACTGGGGCGGGCCTCCGCAAGGCGTCACGGCTGGTACCGGCACCAGCATCGCTTACCATTACCCCGACATCGACCGGCCTAACGATCGGCTACAGGATCACGGCTGGTACCGGCACCGGTAGCCTAGCGGGCACCGCTGTGACGCTCCGCAAGGCGTCACACTTAGGTGCAAGCCAAGCCAGTCTGTCCCTCAGTGCACCCGCAACAACCTTTGTCCGTGGCCGTTCTATGGTGGCCACTGCGGGGACATTTACACTGTCTGGCTCAAATACCGGCCTCCATGCGGCGTACCGCGTTGGTGCTACCCCAGCCGCCCTGTCACTTACTCCTAGCCTTACATCAATCAATCGCCGGTACAGCCTTGGCGCAGGCAGTGTTGCCTTGGACCTTTCTGCCTTTGGTACCGGTATCGCCCGTAGCCTACGACTGGCTGGAACCGCATCATCCGTCACTTTGTCCAGCTCCGGTGCAGGGGTTTATGCACACAGACGAGTGGCTGGCGTGCCTAGTACGGGGCTTATTTTCACCTACACCACCCGCCTACTTCATGGCCGTGTCCTGCCTGCGGGCACCGGGGCGCTAATAATCAGCCCGTATAGCTCACTTCTGACAGTGCAGCGTGGCGACCTCAAAGACCCGTACTGTCTATCCAGTCGCGCACTTACCCCTATTTCTAGCCCTTATAGCCAGCGCGCCACGGGGATAACCGCAACAGCGAAACCATACACAGACGCTGTTCCGACCATGGCGCGACCACCTAAGCAGTGTTAG